CAAGAGTTTGAAGCAAAGTTTGAAACTTGGGCAGGCATTGTGATGTATAACTGGAGCAGAGAATATGAGCGACCCTATGATGGAAGTATTAATGATTTGCATATTGGCTGCGACTTTAACGTTCAACCTATGAGTGCAGTGGTGTATGTAAAAACCGCGGTAGGACTGCATGCAATAGATGAGATTGTTATACCAGGTTCAAACACAGATGAACTGTGTGATGAAATAAAGACACGCTATCCCAACAGCAGGATAACAGCATATCCGGATCCTGCAGGTGTGCAACGCAAAACCAGTGCAGGGGGACGCACTGACATACAGATATTGCAAAATGCAGGTTTTGTTTGTTTGTTTAGACGCAAACATCCCAGTGTGAGAGACAGAATCAATAGTGCAAACAGTTTGCTCAAGAACAGCAACAATGAAAACAGATTATTGGTTGATCCGCGTTGCAAGACATTGATGTCAAGTTTTGAAAAACTCACCTACAAAGAAGGCACCAGCCAAATTGACAAAAACAGTGGGCATGATCACATGGTAGATGCAGCAACTTATGCTATTGAATACTTGTTCCCAATCACCGATAACCGACCCATGCCAGAACAACCCGGCTCGTGGAGCATGGCGGTTAGATAGAAACTATAAATAAGGACACAACAATGATTTACGATACACAAATGATGGAAAGAGTTCACCCCGGGCACCAAACGCAATATCAGCGTTGGAGATTCCTGCATGACAGTTATATGGGTGGCTTCTATTTCCGCAAAAATGATTATCTAACACGTTATGTGTATGAGTCAGAAAGCGAATACGACAATCGCAAACAAGAAACACCACTGGACAATCACTGTAAGAATATCATACACACCTACAGCAGTTTCTTGTTCCGTGAAGCACCCTACAGAGACATGGGCAGTTTAGAACGTGATCCTAACTTGCCAGCATTCATGCAAGACGCTGATCTAGATGGACGCAACTTCAATAACTTCATGCGTGATGCATGTGTTATGGCCAGCATCTATGGCACAGCATGGATTTGTGTTGACAAACCGGAAACACAAACCACTACACGAGCACAAGAACTTGAGCAACAGATACGTCCTTATGTGAGTTTGATCAGTCCTATCAATGTTGTGGATTGGGACTATGAACGCAGACCAAATGGTGCATACGAACTGGTTTATGCAAAAGTGTTTGAACGTCACATCAGCGAAACAGAAGCACTGTATCGCATCTACACCAAAGAAACCATTGATGTTGTAAGTTATGACAAAGGGTCAAACAGTGAACCAACAAGAATTATCAGCAGCACACCAAATGCATTGGGCATTGTGCCCTTGGTTGTGTTATACAACACACGCAGTTGGCAACGTGGTATTGGTGTCAGTGATATCGAAGACATTGCAGATCAGCAGTTAAAAATCTTTAACCTAAACAGTGAACTCATACAGTTGGCTCGCATTGGCAATCATCCCAGTCTCGTAAAAACCGAAATGGTTGCTGCAAGCGCGGGGGCGGGGGCCATCATCACAGTGCCTGAAAACACACCCGAAGGACTCAAGCCATACTTGTTGCAACCAGATGCAGACAACATTGATGGACTGTTGGACAGCATTGAAAAGACAGTTGAAACCATTGACAAACTGGCACACTTGGGCGGTATCCGCAGCACAGCCACACGTTCACAGAGTGGGGTTGCACTTCAAAGTGAGTTCCAATTACTTCAAGCCAAACTCACAGAAAAAGCCAGTGGACTGCAACTTGCAGAAGAGCAGATTTGGCGACTGTGGGCATTGTGGCAAGACACCAGTTTTGATGGTATCATTGAATACACTAACACCTATAACATGAGGGACAAAACCGCAGAGATTGAACAGATCAAATTGGCCAAAGATAGCGGTATCAACAACAGTCTATTGTTGCAAGCATTGGACAATCAACTTGCAGAAATACTGTTGGATGATGAAGAACTTATAGAAGAAATAACAAACTACGAAGACAATGATGACGTGATTGGAGGAGAGATCAATCACGACCCAGTGGAAGGTGTTGCAGATCTGTTGAATCATTTGAGAGAAATGATTGCAGAAGGTTACAGTGATGCCGAGATCATCGAACTACATCCAGAATTAGAGGAACTATTCAATGATACAACTGATGTTGGACCAACTGCATGATCGAAAGTATTGGAGATTCACGAGATACAACAGCGCAGGAGATACTAGCCTAGTTGGAAATCAGATCATGCCATACAGCATGCATGTTTTTCGCAACAGTGTTGGACGTGGAATGATAATTGGCACTGATCATGGCAAGGAATGCTGGTATAACGGTGAAGTTGTTGCAGTTTACGATCTACACTGGATGTTAGACATAGCAAGAGCAAATGTTGAAAGTCAACAAAGAGACAGGATAACATTTGACACGCTAGAAAACTTTGAGCCAGAACCAATTGATTGGCTCAAATGTGCAGACCATGAATTGGTAGTTGACCTTATGTGCAAACATCAAGAATGGTTTTGTTCTATACCAAAGATTGTGATACAGCGTCGCAATCAATGGAGCAAGTGTAAGATCAGCAGTTGGGACCGATTGTTTGATCGCGATGCAGTTTTCAAAATTGCTAATAATCATTTGTGTGTGTTAGAAAAGGAGATAGATTATGCCAAAGAAGAAGGGCAAGAAAAAGGGCTCAAACCGTAGGGGTTAATATCAAGCCCATAAATACACATAGGATATTCCTATAGGAGGCAAAAATGACAAGTGAAAACTTGGTGACTGATGAAGTCGACACTGTTGGGCAGGACACCGCAGCACCTGCACAAGAGGAAACAAAAATGTTCCGTCAAGAAGACGTGGACAAAATCGTTGCGGAACGTGTTCAACGCGAACGTGCTAAATTTGAAAAGAAATACAGTGACGTCAATCTAGACGAATATCGCAGCATGGTCGCAGACAGAGAACGCAAAGAACTGGAGGCTAAAAAACAGCGAGGCGAGTTCGAAAAGATACTCGAAGAAACTGTTGGTAAGAAGGATGGTGTTATCCAAGACTTACAAAAGCAAATCCACAGCATCAAAGTTGAAGGTGCACTACTAAACGCTGCAAGCAGCAAGCGTGCAGTCAACCCAAAACAAGTGACACAACTTCTGCAGAGCAGTGTCAAACTCACTGAAACAGGTGATGTTGAAGTTTTGGATGAGTCAGGTAGTCCACGTTACAATGATGCAGGCAAACTGCTGAGTGTGGATGAGTATGTAAGCGAATGGTTAACAGCAAATCCTCACTTTGTTGCTTCTACTCCAGGAGGCAGTGGCAGCAGCAATAATGTTGCTGCAAACAACACCGGAGATAAAATTGATATCTCCAAGTTAGATATGACTCGCCGCAGTGATAGAGAAATTTATGCAAAATACCGTGCGGAACGAGACGCAGCCAGATAATAAGGAGTAATTAAATGGCAGATGAAGTAACCAGCAGTATTGGTAGTGAACTTTACACCAATATTCTACAAGAAGCAATCTTCACAGCAACAGAACAAAGTGTTGCTCGTGCAGTTGCTCGCAACTACAACCTAGCAGCAGGTGCAGGCAAAACTTTCCAAGTTCCTGTATACCCAAGTGTTAGTGCCGGTGATGTAACCGAAGGCACAGATATGTCAAACACAGCAGTTAACCCAACAAGTGTTACAATCACACTTGCTGAAATTGGTGTAATGGCAACAGTAACAGACCTAATGCTAGAGTCAAGCCCATTTGATGTGGCAGCAGACATTGGTAACATCCTAGGTCGTGCAGTAGCAGAAAAAGTTGACACAGACTTTGCAGCATTGTTCTCAAGTTTCTCAACTTCACTAGGCAACGATGCTACTGAATTTTCAGCCAGCATGTTGTTCCAAGCAGCAGCACAACTACGCAGTGTAAACGCCCCAGGCCCATACTATTGCGTTGTGCATCCAAAAGCAGCATATGCACTTAAGAAAGAACTTGCTACAAATGGTGGCAACAACATTCCTGCACTAAGTGAGCCAGGCAACCAGGCACTACAAACTGGTATCATTGGCAACATCGCAGGCATCACTGTAGTTGAGCATTCACTTGTTCCAACATCATCCAGTGATGGTTATGTAGGTGCTGTGTTCTCACGTGATGCAATTGGTGTTGCAGTAGGTCGTGAGCCACGCCTAGAGCAACAGCGTGACGCATCTTTGCGTGCTAGTGAA